CGTACAACCCCAAAACAAATATAGCAAAGCGCAGAGGCTAATTATGGCTAGTAATGGAATTTTAGGGGTTAAAAATAACCAAGATGAGTCTGCATTGCTTGATGAATTTAATCGGCAAGAAGGCGCACAAAAATATAATAACGGACGGCCGGTAACTCCGGCTTGGTATGAGCGAGGATTACCAATGGAAGGGCGAGCTACGTTCTTACCATTCAAAGATACACAGACTAATTCTGGTATACGCCAACGAGAACTTGCATTGCCGGGAATAGTTGCTGGCGCGGTAAATGCTACCACAGCACCCGGACGAGCATACACAGGTTCAGACCCTAACTTTGATGCTTCAGAAGAAGCAATGAATTTTGCAGGTAATGTTATGGGTGGTGGTATGGGAGCAAGCAGAGCAATGACTGCTCCTGCGGGGACAGGTGGTAAAAACTTAGGCATGAACATTGGCCCTAGCTCACCTGCTTGGGATGCCGCCGCGCATGAACGAGCATTAAACTTAAGATACAAAATGGGGTTAGGACTGGATGAGGTTAAAGCTATTACTGGCAGTGAACAAATGCCGGGAAGCGGCGTGTGGTCGCAGTTAATGAGTGATAAAAACTCAAGAGCGTACCCGCACAAATTTTTAAAACTAGAAGAAGAAATGAGGTCTACTCCTAAATCTACTAATTTATTTGAGGCACAAAATTATGGCACATTGCCAATTACAGATGTATTTCATCATCCCGCATTCTTTAAAGCATACCCAGATGCAAAAGATATAAGAATAAGAAGACAACCCGGTAAAGGGGCTGCTTATATGGAAGGATCACCATTTGAAGCTCCTACAATTATGGTCGGTAAAGAAGTAACAAAACCAAATGATTTAAGAAGCTTAATTTTGCATGAGTTACAACACCATGTGCAAGCTAAAGAAAATTGGCCTCGTGGCGGAAATCCTGAAGTAATGATGAATGAATTAAGAAACCCAAATAGTAAATCACGTACTAATCCTCTTACGTCACCATTTATGGGTATATATGACAATGCTGTATTAGAACCTAAAGCATATAAAAAATATAATAATTTAGAAGGTGAAACACAAGCTAGAGCTACACAGTATGGAATGGATTTTGATTCTACAAAGCAACGCATAACACCAACAAAAAAACGATACGACGTACCACTTAATAAGTTAGACACACGTTATGACTACGCTAAGGGTGGTTCTATTGTTAAGCCAATTAAAGGCGGTTTGAAATTAATCTAAGGATTTAATATGGCAATTGAAAAGAGTTTATATGCAGCTCCTCAAGGTCTTGAAGCACTAGACCAAATGAATCAAGATGAGCCTGCGCTTGAGATTGAGATTGAAAACCCAGAGTCAGTAACAATTGGGTTAGATGGTGAGCCAATACTTACGTTTACCGCCGAAGAAGCTGAAGAAGATTTTAGTAAAAACTTAGCTGAGGACATGGATGACAGCGAGCTTCAGTCTATTGCCAGTGAGTTAGCAGGTGACTATGAGGATGATGTGTCAAGTCGCAAAGATTGGATGCAGACTTACGTTGATGGGCTTGAGTTGCTTGGGCTAAAGATTGAAGAACGCTCTGAACCTTGGGAAGGTGCGTGTGGTGTATATCACCCGCTAATGACTGAAGCGTTAGTTAAGTTTCAGGCTGAGACGATGATGGCAACGTTCCCTGCTGCCGGACCGGTTAAAACACAAATTATTGGCAAAGAAACTCCTGACAAAAAAGAATCAGCGGTTCGTGTTCAAGACGACATGAATTATCAGTTAATGGACATAATGACTGAGTATCGCCCTGAGCATGAGCGCATGTTGTGGGGCTTAGGTCTGTCGGGTAATGCGTTTAAAAAAGTGTACTACGACCCAAGCATGGAGCGGCAAGTATCTATATTTGTACCAGCAGAAGATATTGTGGTTCCTTATGGTGCGTCAAATATTCAGACCGCTGAACGCGTCACGCATGTCATGCGTAAGACTGAAAACGAGATGCGCAAGTTGCAAGTAGCTGGGTTTTATTGCGATGTGGATTTGGGTGAGCCAAACAATACGCTTGATGAAATAGAAAAGAAGATTGCTGAGAAGTTAGGGTTTAGGGCTACGTCTGACTCACGGTACAAGCTTCTTGAGATGCAGGTTAATTTAGACCTAGCAGGGTATGAGCATAAAGATGATGATGGCGAAGAGACAGGCATTGCGCTTCCATATATTGTTACGATTGAAAAAGGTAGTAACAAGGTTTTAGCAATTCGCCGCAACTGGGAGCCTGATGATGAGACTCACGCAAAAAGACAGCACTTGGTCCACTACGGTTATGTTCCGGGTTTTGGGTTTTATTATTTTGGTCTTATTCATTTGGTTGGGGCTTTTGCTAAGTCTGGTACATCGCTCATTCGCCAATTAGTTGATGCTGGCACTCTTAGTAATTTGCCCGGCGGCTTTAAAACCCGTGGGATGCGCATCAAGGGCGACGATACACCAATTGCTCCCGGTGAGTTTAGAGATGTAGACGTACCAAGCGGTACGATGAGAGATAACATCTTACCTCTACCCTACAAAGAGCCAAGCCAAGTGTTGCTGGGTTTGATGAACCAAATTGTGGAAGAAGGTCGTAGGTTTGCTAATACGGCTGATCTACAAGTCAGCGACATGAGTTCACAAGCCCCGGTAGGTACAACGCTTGCAATTCTTGAAAGAACGTTGAAAGTGATGAGTGCTATTCAAGCGCGGGTTCACTACTCGATGAAGCAAGAGTTAGGGTTGCTCAAGAAAATCATTGCTGATTACACGCCCGAGGACTACGACTATGAACCCACAGAAGGCAGTCGTAAAGCTAAGAAGGCTGATTACGATGATGTTGATGTTATTCCTGTTAGTGATCCTAATGCTTCGACAATGGCGCAGAAAATCGTCCAATATCAGGCCGTTCTTCAGTTAGCAATGCAAGCACCACAGATGTACAACATGCCGTTGTTACATCGTCAAATGCTGGATGTGTTGGGGATTAAAGAAGCTAATAAACTGATCCCGATGGAAGAAGATCAAAAGCCAAAAGACCCAGTAAGTGAGAATCAGAATGTGTTAATGATGAAGCCCGTGAAGGCGTTTATGTACCAAGATCACGAAGCTCATATTGCAGTTCACATGGCTGCTATGCAAGACCCCAAGATTATGGCGTTATTGCAAAACAATCCTATGGCACAACAACTACAAGCCGCGATGATGGCGCATATCAATGAGCATCTAGGGTTTGAGTATCGCAAACAAATTGAACAACAACTGGGTATGAACTTACCACCTCAGAAAGACGCATCTGGGGAAGATGTCAATATGGACCCAGAAGTTGAAGCTCGTTTAGCTCCTATGTTGGCTATGGCAGCACAACGTTTGTTGCAAGGTAACCAAGCACAAGCCGCTCAACAACAAGCGCAGCAACAAGCGCAAGACCCGTTAATTCAGATGCAACAAGCAGAGCTTCAAATTAGACAACAAGAAGTGCAACGCAAAGCGCAGAAAGATCAAATGGATGCCCAGCTTAAACAAGCGCAGCTTCAGATAGATAAAGAGCGCGTAGATAATCAAGCACAAATTGATGGTGTGCGCGTTGGTCTAAAAGCAGAGCATGATCGTAAAATTTTTGAGTCTAAACAGACCCTTGAGTCAATACGTCTTGGCCTAGATGCAGAGAATAAACGTAGGCAACTTGAACAACAATCAAGGCAGCAAACAAAAGGCAGATAACAAATGGATATGTACGATATTTTAATTAAAGAAATTGACGACAAAGTAAAACAACTCAGTGAACATATTGGTTTAGGAAGAGCCGATACGTTTGAAGAGTACAAAAGACTGTGTGGTGAGATTCGAGGTCTTCTCATTGCAAGAGGATATACCCTAGACCTTAAACAACGCATGGAGCATTCTGATGAGTGAAATCCTTATTGGCTCAAACCCCAATAATCCACAAGTAGTAGGTATGTATCGCTCTGAGGCTACCGCCGAAGAAAAAGCAAGCCAGTTACCTAGGCCGTCCGGCTACCACATTCTTTGTGCAATACCAGAAACAGACAAAGAGTATGAAAGCGGCTTAGTCAAAGCTGATGAAACTATCAGGATTGAAGAGGTATTGACTACAGTGTTATTTGTGGTTGATTTAGGCCCCGATTGCTATAAAAACAAAGATAAGTTCCCAACAGGTCCGTGGTGCAAAAAAGGTGATTTTGTGTTGGTCAGACCCAACTCAGGTAGCCGTTTAGTCATTCACGGTCGTGAATTTCGCATGATTAACGATGATACGGTTGAGGGTACAGTTGATGACCCACGCGGTATTAAGCGCAAATAAAGGAGCCACATCATGGCTGAATTTGAAAAAAATGAATTTAAGTTTCCAGATGAAACACTTGCTAAAGGCGGCGAGGTAAATATTGAAATTGAGATTGAAGACGATACGCCTGAAGAAGACCGTAATAAAGAGCCAATGCCCAAGGAAATTGTTGATGAATTAGACAATGACGAGTTAGAAGAATATTCCGATAAGGTCAAAGTTCGCCTCAAGCAGATGAAGAAGGTCTGGCACGACGAACGTAGGGCTAAAGAAGCTGCGTATCGTGAGCAGCAAGAGGCTATTGACTACGCCCGTCGGGTCACTGAAGAAAATCAACGGCTAAAGAAACAGTATGCCGCCGGAGAGGTAGAATATGCAGCAACCGCTACTAACGCTGCTGAATTACGCCTAGATGCTGCTAAAAAGGCTTATCGTGAGGCATATGATGAGGGTGATGGTGATAAGCTTGTAGAAGCCCAACAAGTGATGCAGGAAGCAACATATGAGTTGCGGGAAGTAAAGAAATTTAAAGCACCTGCTTTACAACAGCAAGAAAACGCAGTACAACAGCAACAAGTACCGCAACAACAAGTTATCCCCCCTGATCGTAGAGCAATGGCGTGGCAAGAGCGCAATAGCTGGTTTGGTCAGGATGAGGAAATGACAGCAGCAGCGTTAGGTTTACACGAAAAACTTAAACGAAATGGTGTCGTTGTTGGGTCGGATGATTATTATGCGACATTGGACAAAACAATGCGCAGACGGTTTTCAGAAAACTTTGAGTCTTCTGAAACAGAAACGAAGGCTGACCAGCCCCGTACAAAATCCAGCACTGTTGTAGCACCGGCTACGCGCAGTACTTCACCTAATAAAGTGAAGTTAAGGGCTAGTCAAATCCAAATTGCCAAAAAACTTGGCTTGACCCCTGAGCAGTATGCCCGCGAAGCAATTAAACTGGAGAATTAAAATGGCTGAAAATAGACTTACCCGTGAGCTAGAAACCCGTGCAGTTCAAGAGCGTCCTAAGCAGTGGACTCAACCTGAATTGCTTCCTGAACCAGATAAACAGGCAGGTTTTGCTTATAGATGGATTCGTGTTGCAACGTTAAATGTGATGGATGCCCGCAATTACTCTGCCAAAATCAGGGAAGGCTGGGAGCCATGCAAGCTAGACGAGCAACCAAAGTTTCAACTGCTAGTTGATCCCAATAGTCGATTTAAAGACAATATTGAGATTGGCGGATTATTACTTTGCAAAACTCCAACTGAGTTTGTCGGTCAGCGTAACAAATATTACCAAGACCAAACACGCGCTCAAACGGATGCTGTAGATAATAATTTAATGCGCCAAAGCGACCCAAGGATGCCACTCTTTAAAGAGAGCAAGACTGAGGTGAGCCGTTTTGGTAAAGGTTCTTAAATTTAACTATGGAGTCTTAAATGGCTTATCCTACTGTTGACAAACCTTATGGTTTGAAGCCGGTTAATTTAATTGGCGGTCAAGTTTTTGCTGGCGCAACTCGTCAAATGGAAATTGCAAGTGGCTATGCTACAAGCATTTTTTATGGCGACCTAGTCAAACGCATTTCCGATGGCACAATCGAAAAGGATACCGGTACGACTACGGCTACTCCTTGCGGCGTGTTTCTTGGTGTAAGTTTTACAAACAGTTCGACTGGTCAAGTTCAACAACAGCAATTTTATCCAGCGAGTCAGTCAATTAAGTCTGGCACAAAGATTTTTGCAGTCGTTGCAGATGATCCAGATACGTTGTTTCAGGTAGTTTCTTGTTCTGCAACTACAGTTGTTGCCGGAATGGGCATTTCTGCTATTGGTAATAACATTGCTTTGATTCAAAACGCTGGTTCAACCACTACTGGTAACTCAGCAGTGGCTATTGATGAAGGCACTCAAACTACTACCAATACGCTGCCTATCCGCATCATTGATGTGGTTCGTGAAACAGCAACAGGCGCTGATACATTCGTTGAGTTTATTGTCAAGATAAATGCAACTATGCACCAGTACAACAACTCTACTGGCGTATAAGGAGCTAAATCATGGCTATTTCACGCGCACAACTACTTAAAGAGCTGCTTCCCGGCCTGAACGCTTTGTTCGGCATGGAGTATGCAACCTACGGCGAACAACACAAAGAGATTTACGAAACTGAATCTTCAGAGCGTTCGTTTGAGGAAGAGACCAAACTGTCTGGCTTTTCAGCCGCACCTGTTAAGAACGAAGGTTCTGCAATTGCGTATGACAATGCTCAGGAAGCTTGGACTGCTCGCTACAACCACGAAACTATTGCATTAGGGTTTTCCCTAACAGAAGAAGCAATTGAAGATAACTTGTACGACTCGTTGTCGGCTCGTTATACAAAGTCGCTTGCTCGCGCAATGGCGTACACCAAGCAGGTTAAAGCTGCTGCTACCCTCAATAACGGCTTTACCGCTGGTTATGTTGGTGGCGACGGCGTTGTCTTGTTTAGTACATCACATCCGTTGGTTTCGGGTGGCGTTAACAGTAACACCCCAGCAGTCGCTGCGGATTTGAATGAAACTTCGTTGGAAAACGCCGTTATTCAAATTGCTGCATGGACTGATGAGCGTGGTTTGTTAATTGCTGCTAAACCCAAGAAGTTGATTGCTCCTCCCGCACTACAGTTCGTTGCAACTCGTTTGCTCGAAACCAAACTGCGTACAGGTACAACCGACAACGACATCAACGCAATTGAGAACAACGGTTCGATTCCAGATGGTTACACCATTAACAACTATCTGACCGACACCAATGCTTGGTTCTTGACCACTGATGTGCCTAACGGTCTGAAGCACTTTGTCCGTACACCACTGTCTAATTCAATGGACGGTGACTTTGATACTGGCAACGTGCGCTACAAGTCACGCGAGCGTTATTCGTTTGGCTGGTCTGATCCGTTGGGAATGTTTGGTTCTCCCGGCGCTTAAATCTTTTAGATTTAGCCCCACCCTAAAAAGTGGGGTTTTTTTATTGCTTTTATTTTAATTTGGGTTATTATTGCTTTACGACTAGGACTAAATGCCGTATCAACCCGCCTAGGGGACGATGCACAGATGATACGGTGACTTGTGCATAAAGGATTCCATCATGGGTTTCGCTACACACCTCGGTCCGTGGCTGCTTGGTACTGTTAAAAATACGACTGGCACGACGGTCGGTACAATTGAAAACCTCGGTTCTACAATTGTCAGCCAAACATTCAAAAAAAATTACACTGGTCAAGCTGCTTCAGCTACAACCGACACCATCGGTGTATTGCCAGCAGGCGCACAGATTGTAGATATTCTTGTTGATACCCTCGTTGCTTTTACAGGTTCGACTGCCGCCAACTTAACCATTGGTGATGGCACAACAGCTAACTTGTATTGGGCAACCTCTGACATTACGACTCAAGGTCGTTTGGCAATTACCAACGCTGCAACTAAACTGGCAAACTGGGCAGGTGCAACTTCTACTGCATCGCCAAACGGTATTGGTATTGGCGCAACAGACGTTAAAGTTATTGCTACGCTGACTCCTACTGTTGCCGCCGTAACTGCTGGTACTGTTCAGTATACGGTTATGTATGTGGTTGCCAACTCAAACGGCGCACAGTTCCCAGCGTCAGCTTAATCTTCTAAGGGGGTTCGCCCCCGTTTAACTTTTGGGAGATTATTATGATGCAAACTGACGTCAAAGCCGGACACCTAAACAACACTGGATTTATGTTGTTAGGTCGTACACGGCTCAAAGCATTGTCTGTAGTTGGCACTGCCACCGCAGGTACGCTTGATGTGTTTGATACAACAACTGCGCCGGTAACAACGGCAACCTACGCTCGTTCTGGCACAACCGTTACGGTAACTAGCACTGCTCATGGGTTATCAACTGGTGATGTGCGTGGTTTTGCTTTTGCAACTGCTTCTGGTTCGTCTGCAACAAACGGTAATTACACAATTACTAAGACAGGCGCAAACACTTTTACCTTGACTGACATTAACTCCGGCACAATTGCGGCAAGTACAGCTATGTCGTACTCAACGCTTTGGTTGTGTTCGTATGATACAGGCGCAGGTGATTTGTTCGGTAACTTTGCATTGATTCCGGGCGAAGGCATTCTTGTGCGGAACGGCATTTACATGATTATGACCAACGTTACATCTGCAAACATTTATTATGGCTAAGAAAACCCCCTCCCTTGCTATTGGTCGTGGTGAAAAGCTACCGGTCAAACAGGGAGCAGGGTTGACTGCCAAAGGTCGTGCCAAGTACAACGCAGCAACTGGGTCAAACTTGAAGGCTCCACAGCCCGAAGGTGGTCCACGCAAGAAGTCGTTTTGTGCAAGGATGAGCGGTATGCCCGGACCGATGAAAGATGAGAAAGGCAGACCAACACGCAAGGCAGCAAGTCTTAAACGGTGGAAATGTTAATGCCCTCTACATCAAAAAAACAACACAATTTTATGGCAGCAGTTGCAAACAATCCAAAGTTTGCAAAGAAAGCTGATGTGCCGCAGTCAGTAGGCGAAGATTTTGTAGCAGCAGATAAAGTAAAAGCTTCCCGTGCTAGACCTGATTTACAAGGTATTAACAAACCAAAAACTGATCATGGCTCCATGAGCCTATTTAACAAGGGTGGTGCTATGAAAGACATGAAACAAGACAAAGCTATGGTCAAGAAAGCCGTAGGTATGCACGACAAACAGATGCATGGTGGCAAGAAGACCGACATGGGTGCTTTAAAAAAAGGCGGTATGCCAATGGTTATGAAAGACGGTAAAAAAATCCCGGCTTTTGCTGCCAAAAAAGGTGGTATGCCTCCCGGAATGATGGGTAAAGCTGGTCGCGCTATGTCTGCTCCTTCTCCTGATATGATGGGTCGTGCTATGGCTAAACGCCCAATGGCTGCTGAAGCTCCAATGATGAATAAAGGCGGCATGACTAAGATGGCAAAGGGTGGCGGCATTGAGTCTAAGGGTAAAACCAAGGGCGCAATGGTTACTATGAAGCGCGGCGGCAAAGCTTGCTAAGGAATAATCATGGATGAAAGAACATACCGTAGTCCTACTTCTTCAGAAAAAGCAAAGCTTGATAAGTCTCGTGCAATGATGGTCGAGGGCATCAATGAGGAAAAAAGTCCTATTACTCGACTTATGCCAACCATGACTAAAGCTGCTCGTGACCAGCAAAAATCTGCTACAACGTTGCGTAATTCTGTGTCTGAAAAAGCAAGAGAAGGCGAGGCTTACAATGACGCTGGTTACAAAAAAGGTGGCTCTGTAAAAATGGCTAAAGGCGGATCGGCATCAAAACGTGCTGATGGCTGTTGCACCAAAGGCAAAACCAAAGGTCGTATGGTATGAGAGCTTCTCGCGGTATGGGTGCAATTAACCCTTCTAAGATGCCTACAGGCAAGCGTAAAGAACGCCGCGATGATACCGACTTCACTGAATATGCTGAAGGCGGCAAGGTAAAGTCTAAAGTAAATGAAGCTGGTAATTACACCAAGCCCGATTTGCGTAAGCGTATTTTTAATAGCATCAAAGCTGCGGCGGTTCAGGGTACAGGCGCAGGGCAATGGTCAGCCAGAAAAGCACAATTGATGGCTAAACGGTACAAAGCAGCAGGTGGTTCTTACAAATGAGTAGTCTAGCAAAACCGCAACAGTCTTTAAAAAATTGGGGTGACCAGAAATGGACAACCAAGTCAGGCAAAAAGTCGTCAGAAACAGGTGAACGGTATTTGCCTAAGAAAGCTATTGAGTCTCTTAGCCCTGCGGAGTACGCAGCCACAACTAAAGCAAAACGCACGGGTAAGGCGGCAGGTAAGCAGTTTGTAGCTCAACCAAAACGCATTGCTAAGAAGACATCAGGGTTTAGATAATGGCTACTAGTGGTTTAAACGCATTTAATCTTGATCTCTCAGAGCTTGTTGAAGAAGCCTTTGAGCGATGCGGGCAAGAATTGCGTACGGGCTATGATTTACGCACAGCTAGACGCAGTTTAAACATCCTGACAATTGAATGGGCAAACCGTGGCATTAACCTGTGGACAATTGAGCAGGCATCATTTCCGCTTGTTACAGGGCAGATTGCATACCCAATACCAACAGACACAATAGATTTGCTGGATCAGGTAATTCGTACTGGCTCAGGGTCAACACAAGTTGATATCAATATCACACGCATATCTGAATCAACATATGCCACGATCCCCACAAAGAACGCGCAGGGTCGTCCTATTCAGGTGTGGATTAACCGTCAGTCGGGTAACACAAATGCTGTTGCATCTACAACTTTAAACGGTGCAATTACAGCTACAGCCACTACAATTGACGTTGTATCAACGGTTAGCTTGCCATCTCAGGGCTATATTAAAGTTGATAACGAAGTTATTCTTTATCAAAACGTGAGTGGAAACCAGTTATTAAATTGTTTCCGTGGGCAGAACAACACCACTGCTGCCACGCATACCACTACAACATCTGTGTATCAAATATTTTTACCTAACGTAAACGTTTGGCCCACCCCCAATGCTCCGGGCAATCAGTATACGTTTGTATATTGGCGTATGCGTAGGTTGCAAGACGGTGGTGGCGGTGTAAACACGCAGGACATTCCTTTCCGGTTTATCCCGTGCCTTGTTGCAGGGCTTGCTTATTATTTGAGCTTAAAACTGCCAAACATGGATATGAATCGTGTTGGTGGGTTAAAGATAGATTATGAACAACAGTTTCAGTTAGCCGCAGACGAAGACAGAGAGAAAGCATCAATACGATTTGTTCCACGCAATATGTTTTATTGAGGTGAGTCATGCCCTCTAAATACGCTAGTGGTAAACATAGTATTGCAGAATGTGATCGTTGCGGTCAGCGGTATAAGTTAAAAGAGTTAAAGAAATTAGTTGTAAAAACTCAGATATATAACGTTAAAGTTTGTCCTAGCTGTTGGGACCCCGATCAGCCTCAGTTGCAATTAGGCATGTATCCGGTTAATGACCCACAAGCTGTGTATGAACCAAGACCAGATGTTAGCTACCAAGTATCAGGCAATAGCGGTTTACAGGTTGGGTTAACAGGCACAACAAACATTTATGACTATGGTGTTCCTGAAGGCGGTAGCAGAATATTTCAGTGGGGCTGGAACCCAGTTGGTGGCGCAATGGATGATGGTCTAACACCAAACGATTTAGTAGTTGATTGTCAGATTGGTACGGTTACAATAACGGTTACTTAGGAGCTTAAAATGGCTTATAAACGTGTTGCTGATGGCATAGCAAAAAAAGGCAAGACCGAAGGCAAAAACCTTGGCGACAATGGCGCTAAAGTTTTAGGCATGAAAGGCGGCAAAAAAGTTGCTGGTGTTTCGTCTGAGTCAATGAAATCAATGGGTCGCAACTTAGCCCGTGTTGCTAATCAGGGGTAATCATGGCTAAATTTAGCGCAAAAATGATGGGCAAAGAGGTTGGTGATGCTGGTATTTATGCCAAGCCGCACACGATGGATGGCAAGCCCTTGAAGCTATCAGAAAACATGCAAGACCCGAACTGTCTGTCGGCTGAACAATCAGGTCCTCGTTCGGGTGCAAAACGTGTAAGCGCAGGTAACCCAGCCCGTGATGATGTCAAAACTACTGGCATTGAGACTCGTGGCAACGGCTGTGCAACCAAGGGTCGTATGGCTCGTGGACCTATGTGCTAACTATGAATTACGCTCAACTTGTCACTGCGATTGAGGAATACACTGAAACAAGCGAAGCAACTTTTGTTTCGCAGATACCCAATTTTGTGCAGCTTGCTGAAGAGCGTATTTATAACACCGTTGATCTACCGTCGTTACGCAAAAACGTAACAGGTACGTTAACCATCAACAACAAGTATTTGTCTACACCGGGCGATTTTCTGTCTGTGTTTTCATTAGCAGTTATTAACGCTGCTGGAGAATACGAGTACTTGTTAAACAAAGACGTTAACTTTATTCGCCAAGCCTATACGCAGCCTACAGATACAGGCATTCCAAAGTACTACGCTATTTTTGGTCCTAACAGTAGCTCACCAACTGAGTTAACCATTATTCTTGGACCGACACCAGATGCCGCATACAGCGTTGAGTTTCACTACTTCTACTACCCAGAGTCAATTGTCACTGCAAGTACCTCATGGGTTGGGGATAACTTTGAATCAGCGTTGTTATATGGCTCATTGCGGGAAGCTGTAATCTTTCAGAAAGGCGAACAAGATATGGTTGCCTACTATGAGAAAATGTACATGGAGTCATTAGGTTTACTGAAGAACTTGGGTGATGGCAAGCTACGTCGTGATGCTTATCGTTCTGGTCAATTACGGTTACCGGTGAAATAATGCCATTTACTGGAAATTTTCTTTGTACTAGCTTTAAATTGGGTTTGCTTGGCGCAAGTTTTGACTTTGCTACGCCAACAACGGATGTGTATAAGATTGCTTTGTATGACAACGCAGCTTCTTTTGATGCATCAACAACGGCGTACACAACAGACAACGAAGTGGTTGCATCTGGATATACGGCTGGCGGGGAAATTTTAACGCCTACAGTTAACTACGATGGCACAACGTCTTTCTTGTCTTTTGCCAATGTGTCATGGACATCTGCTTTAACTGCCCGTGGTGCATTAATTTATAAGGTTGGCGGGTCAAGTATCTGCGTATTAGACTTTGGCTCTAACAAGACTTCTACAACAACATTTACTGTTGAATTTCCCGCTGCTAGTAGTACTACCGCCATTATTAGGCTTGCGTAAGGATCAAAAATGTTAAACGATAAAACAACTTCTACAGACCAAATGACAGCAGGACTCGTCATGGGTACACACTCTGGTGAAAAAGCCGCAGCCACGGGCGTTTACACGATCCAATGCTTTGACGCACAGGGAAACCTGAAGTGGGAAGCAACGTCAAAGAACCTCGTAGTCAACGTTGGCTTGCAAGACATGAATGCCAAGTATTTCACAGGCAGTGCTTACACAGCCGCTTGGTTTATCGGGCTTTACGGTGCTGGTGCGTCGAACACCCCTGCCGCAAGTGACACTATGTCTTCTCATGCAGGGTGGACTGAAAACACGGGCTACAGCAACGCTACACGCCCTGTATGCACGTTTGGCACTCCTACCACGGCTAACCCCTCAGTGGCTACAAACTCAGCGTCTCCTGCCTCGTTTACCATCAATGCTACTTCTACCGTAGGTGGTGCGTTCTTAGTAAGCAATAGCACCAAAGGCGGAACAACGGGAACCTTGTATTCGG